CGGCGGTCGGCCCGGTGGCACCCGCGTCACGCACACGTGTTGCCAGCATATCGGCTCGAGCCAGTCCAGCGTGTCGATCGCCAGCGTCTGATAGTCATGCCCGCCCGTCGTGAGCTCCTCGACCGCTTCCATGACATGAGCCCAGCACGTGGGCTGCGGGAAGCGCTCGACGTCGAGCTGGGCCGTGCCGTCTTCCGTACCGAGGAAGATCGCCGCCGGCGCCGACGCTGCGAAGGTAGACTTGCCGACGCCTTCCAGCCCGTAAAGCAGGACGCGCATCGGGGTCGCAACGCGACCTGACACAACCTTACTGAGCGACATCCGACCGCTCGGCTTGCCGGGCAGAGTCGTGTTGGCAGGCCGACCGTTGGCCGCTGCCGCAGCAGCGTGGGCTGCGGCGACGGCGCGCGGTGGGCTGCGGCGCGGTGGTGGCGCAGCCGACGGCTGCGGTGGTTTCGGTACTGCTGACTCGGACATTATAGAGACCCTCTTTCGGTTCCCGACCGGCGGTATGCCGGCCGTAGTCCTATGTGCTGTCGACGCGATTACTCGGCGGCGTCGACCTCCGCCGGTGCGGGCGTGAGCTCAGGATGGACGTTGGCCACGTGCTCGTAGAGCGTCAGGTCCTCGAGCGTGGCGACGCGCGTGCACACCGGGAAGTAGGCGCACATGCGACCGTACCGCTCGCACGACGCCACGTTGCGGGTGTGCACCCCGGCGGCTTGCGTTTCGCGGATGAGCCGCGCGGTTTGCCAGGCATCGAACGCCGCGTCGCGCTCTTCCTCGGGCAGCCGCACTACGAAGCCGCGCTGATAAAAGCGGTCCGGGAACTCGGTGACTTGCTCGATCAGTCGCAGGCGGTATTCGTCCGCCGTTTCGTCCTCGGCCCGCTGGTTCGCATAGAGCGCGCCTTGCTTCGTATACTTGCGGGATTCTTCCGGCGTCGCCTTGAGCGGGGCGATGCGCGGCTTGCCGATCACATCATATAGACACCCGGCTGGCTCGTACCCGAGCGCGCGCGCGCCGGCGAAGTAGGTGGAGATCTGCGAATCCAGCTGCAGCCGCTGCCAGTACCGCGAGCCCGTGCCGATGTCCTCGCCGGAGGTCTTGTGCTCGACGATGTATACGCGGCCGTCGTTGACGTTGCGGACCAGCGCGTCCAGCTTGCCGCCCAGCATGAAGGTCCGGCTGTCTGCTCCCGTGAGCGGGTTTGTCAGCGGGGCGCGGAACTCCAGCTCGACGCCCAATATCTCGACGTCTTCGGCGTCACTCCAGCGCGCGTCGTAGCCCTGCATAAGCACGGCGGCGCGCGCCGCGTCATACGCGTCGAGCGCGAGCGGCTCCATCGCGGCGATCGCTGCGTCGAGCTGCTCGTCCGGCGTTTGGTACGCCAACCACCAGGCTTCGAGCCCGGCATGGAACAGCGAGCCGAAGCGCAGTGACTCAGCGTCGCCCAGCGCCCGGTAGCCGAGCTCGTAGGCGACGTGGTGCTCCAGCGAGCACCGCCGGAAGGTCCGAAGCTCGCTGTTCGTGACCAGCCGCAGGCGCCGCTGGGCCCGGCCGTGAAGTGCGTCAACCATGGACCACGCGATACCACGCAGTACGATACTAGGCAAGTCTGCCTAGTTTGCGACGAACGTAGCTAGGCGAATTCGCACGAATGCATGCGAAACGCCTATGCCTCTCACGATATAGCCAGCGGGCTATAGCGCGGAGATCAGCGGCGCGAATCTGCCAAGCCGCGCGTACCGAGCTCGGCTCGGATCGCCGCAAAGGCGGCGGCCGGCAATCCGGGGCTGTCACCGAGCACGCACGCGGTCGCCACTGCGGAGAGCTGCTGGAGCTCCTCCCAAGACGCCAGTTGGGCGTCCGGGGACCGCAGGTACGACTCGAAATTGCGATCTGCCCCGTCTCGCATGACGATCGCCTGTAACGCAGGAGTTGACGTAACGTCTACCTGCACACCCGGCGGTCGTGCCATGGCGCCACAGATTGGTGCGCGATGGAGCGACATGTATGCGCTGCGCGCGCAGTCGCGGCTAACTACTTCTTAGGGCGGGGTGGCGGATCGTCGTCGGCCATGAGCAAACCGCCGACGATTGCCTGATAAATCTTGACACTCGGATTCGCGATCGGAACCGACAAGAGCAATTCGATCCAGCGTTTCTGCTGTGCAATGCGCCCGTAGTCGGTGCGTAGGAAATCGCGAAATGCGGGCGACAGCGGCGTCGCTCCGCGCTCGGGGTCCGTGCCTCGCAGCAGGTAATCAACCGTCGCGCCGAGCGTCTCGGCGAGTTGCACGAGCTGCGCGGCTTGCGGATTGCCAAGACCGCGCTCCCAGCGTGACACCGTGCCGGTGTTGGTCCCGACGGCGCGCGCGAGGTCTTCCTGAGTGAGCCCGTGTCGCTCACGCAGCTGCCTGAGTCGCTCGCCGAATTCCGCCAGCCCAGTCACAATTCGCTGCGTGCCCGAACTGCGTATAAGTCGCAAGTCATTTGTGGCTTGACGCGGATAGCGAAGTTTGCCTAGTTTATGGCAAACCTGGCATGTGGAAACTCGGAAAATGGCTCCGTGAGCACCGCACTCTACGCAAATTTAGCCAGGCGGAGCTAGCCGCCCAGGTCGGGGTCGCGGTGTCCACCGTGTCGCGCTGGGAGCGCGGCGGATCGAGCGCGAGCGTCGAGGAATTTCGCGCGCTGTGCATAGCGCTCGAGACGTCCGCAGACGCCGCGCTCGGGACGGGCGAGTTGCGCGTCCACATCATCGACCGGGCCGGCGTCGCGGCTGATCTCAGCATCTGCGACTTCCGTGAAATGTGCCTGAAATTCCGCGCCGAGCGCGAAGGAGACAGCGATGGCGAAGCAGAAGACAAGCGGCAACGGCAAGATTGCGACCGAAATACGCTCGTGTCCGGTCAAGCTGACTGAAGCGGAGCGCATCGCGCGCGGCAACGAGATGTCTGCGTGTGAGCTCAACATAGAATCGCTCAAGGGCCACCGCGCGAGCACGGGACGGACCATCCGCGAGCATGAAAAGCGCCGCAATGAGCTCGGGCACATGCTCGAGGTCGGCACAGAGTCGCGTGAGCTCAAGTGCACCTGGGTGCCGGACTACGCGCACAACGTCTTCCGCCTAACACGACCTGACACTAAGGAAGTCGTCGACACCCGCGCGATGACCGCTGACGACCGGCAGCAAGACCTGGTCGCCGTCGCACCGGAAGACGACGTTGTCATGGTGCCGCCGCCGCGGTCACCACGTCCTCGCAAGTCCAAACGCCCCGCCGACGCAGCCAGTCCATCCAACGACGTCGCTTAACCCAGGAGGCGACCCATGGGAGAGGAAGGCGGCGACGGTAGCGACACCGGGACCGGGACCATAGGTGGCGAAGCGACAGCGCCGCCGCGACGACCTCGGCCGAAGGTTATAGCGCTGCCGGTCAAGCGTGAGCTCAGCGCGCCGCACCTCGAGCAACTCCGCGCCAGCGGCCTCGACGACGAAACCATCCGGCTCGCTGAGCTCTATACCGAGCCCAATCCGCGCGTGCTTTCCACCATACTGGACCGCTCGTACGTACGCGGCTGCGGGCCCGCGTTGGTGTTTCCTTTCTACTTGCCCGGCGCCGCTGAGCCGCACGCGTATCGCATCAAGCCGACCAATCCGCGCGTCGAGAAGAAGCGCGGCAAGTCGCGGCAGATCAAATACGACCAGTCGTCGCAAGCGGGTGTGCTCGTGTATTTTCCGCCGCGCGCGCGCGCCAGCGGTGCGTATGCGGACGTGGCACAGCCCTGCTACTGGACCGAAGGCGAAAAGAAGGCGCTCGCCTTCGACCAGCTCGGCTACGTGTGCGTCGGGCTCACCGGCGTGTGGAACTGGTCCGACCCCGCTGAGCGCGACGCCACCGGCGGCGACCGCCTGCATCCTGCGATCCGCGCGCACGTGCCAGTCGCTGGGCGCGAGCACGTGATCGGCTTCGACGCCGACGCCCGTGACAATAAGCAGGTGATGCACGCGGCGTGTCGCTTCGGCGGTTTGCTACTCGCCGGCGGCGCCACGCGCGTCCGGTTCGTGTGCCCGCCGTCTGCCGACCATAAGGGCTTCGACGACTACCTCGCTGCGCACGGGCCCGACGCCATGCGCGCGCTGCTCGCGACCGCCGAGGAAGTGGAAGCGGTCGACCCCAAGCGCCCGCGTCCGCGCATCCGTCAGATCAAAGCCTTCGCCGATGCGCCCGTGCACAAAGAGGCTTCCATCCCGGACGGCTTCGACCTGCGCGACGACGGGTCGCTGTGGAAGCTGTCGACGTCGGAGAAGTCGCCTGACATACGCGTGTCGCGCGCTCCGCTCTTGATCCAGCGGCGCTTCATCGATCACGACACCGGGGAAGCCCGCGCCGAGGTTTGCTACCGCCAGAGCGAGGAATGGGTCAGTCGGGAAATCTCCCAGCTCGCCATCGGCGACCCACGCACCATGGTGGCTGAGCTCACGCCGTTCGCCACGCCGATCACGGCGATGAACGCCGGCAAGATGGTCGAGTGGCTGCACGACTATGAAGGGCTCAACGACGAGTACATCTCGAAGACGATGTCGCTGTCGCGCGTCGGCTGGCACCGGCCCGCGCCGCCCGCGCCGCCCATGTTCGTGCTCGACCAGCCCATCGCGCCCGAAGGCGCGCAGGTGGAAATCGTCGTCGACCAGCGCGGGCACCGCAAAGAAATCTTCGCGGCGCTGCGACCGCACGGCGACTTCGACGGGCACGTCGCCGGGCTCCAGCGCGCGTGGGCGGCAAGCCCGCTGTGCGCGGCCATGGTGTGCGGCGCGCTTGCAGCCCCGCTGCTCGAGCCGCTGCACGCGCCCAACTTCGCCATCCACCTCATTGGCGAGTCGTCGCGCGGCAAGACCTCCATGCTCAAGGTCGCAGCGTCGGTGTACGGCGACCCTGGCAATCCCCGCTGGCTCGCGGCATGGAATGCGACCAACGTCGGCACCGAGCTCCGCGCCGCCGCGCTGTGCGATCTGCCGCAATGCTACGACGAAGTGGGCGGCGGCGACCCCGAGCAGCTCCAGCGGATGATCTACTCGATCATCAACGGGACCGGGCGCACACGCGGGCAGCGCGACGCCACCATGCGCGAGACGCCCAACTGGCGGACCATCGTCTTGTCGACCGGGGAGCGCGAGCTCTTCGGCGCATTGGGCGCGGCCGACATCGATACCTTGTGCGAGCAGTGCGCCGCGCACGCCGGCAGCTTCGGCCGCGCCTGGGTCGAGATGCTCATTGGGGTCGGCGAATGGGGCGAGTGGCGCCGTGTCTACGCCGAGTACATCGCCTTTTTCCGACAAGAGGCCGCCGACCAACTCCAGGGACGGGTCGCGGCATATTTCGCGCTGCTCCAGGTCGCCGAGCAGATGGCCTGGGAGCTCGAGCTCTCGGAGCGCGGCAGCCACGTCATGCTCGACTTGTTCCGCGCCATCGGGTCGCGCTTCGCCATCGAATCCATGCCCGAGCGCGCGCGCCGCGCCGTGCTCGACTGGGTGGAATCCGAACCAGATGCCTTCCCCGAGCTAACACCAGGCCCGCACGGGGAGGTTGGCACCCCACCGCGGGCTGGCCTGCGGGTGCATGGGTACCGCCGGATCGACGGCACGCTGCTCATGATCCCCTCGCAGTTCCGCGAATTCGCCAAGCGCCATGGATTCTCGGCGCGGGAAGTTGTACGCCAATGGCTCGCCCGCGGCTGGACCGACGTCGACCCTGGTCGATACGAGAAGCGGCAGCGGGTTAACGCAAAACAGTCCCGTTTCACCATTCTGAGACCCGAGCCCGAGGACGCCCAATGAGGCTACTCGACGGCAAACTGGTCTCATTGGTCTCACGCTGGTCTAACAGATCGCGAGTAATTCCGCGTAGTAGACCAATTAGTCCAGTGAGACCAAGGTTTGTAGCTCGTAGTACGCGGGAAACTAATTGTTTGTGTCGACGGAGTGCTGA